ATTTTGGTGTCACCTAGACCAATTACATCAAGTAAGTAATTGGTCTAGTCCGCGCCGTAGCGCGCGCCGCTCATGCGGCGCGATGCCGAGCATCGTAGGTTCTGGCAAGCAAAAAAAAGCCGCCATTGCGGCGGCTAAGGGGGATTTTTCCGAGGCCGGTCGGCCTTACTCCGCACCCCCGGGGGGGTAGGCCTGAAAAATCAGCCCCCGGATAACCCCCGGGGAAAGGGCCTGATTTTTCAGGCCTACCCCCCCGGGGGTGCTGCGTAAGGCCTCTCAGGCCTCTACGTTGCGCTTTTGCTCGGGGTGGTGCTGGGAGGGGCCGTCAGCGCGGCCTTTTCGTCAAGGGAAGGCTCCTGAACGATTTCGGGCTTTAGCAGCCCGAGCTTGCGCGCCTCCGCCTTGTTTTCCGGATCTTGGATGAAATCGAGGAATTCCGCAGGCTCGTTGTGGAAGCGTGCGCGAAGCGCTGCCGGGAGATCCAGGAACAGGTTTTTAGCCTGGACGACCTTATTCATGCAGTCGGTGTATTCCAGTCCCGTAACGTCACCGTATTGGGGCTCGTGTTTGGCCGTGAAGTCCATAACCCCGGTTTTAAGAAAGCGACGGATGATCGTGTTGATGTCGCATTCGTCTCTGAATTGTTGTTTCGTGCGGCCTTTGGTTGTGCAGGTTAATTGCACCCTATCTTTGGGTGAGTAAGCAGAGTGAAAAGTCATTGAAGAAGGTGTCCTTTAAGTTAGGTAAATACGTAAGTTTGAAGTGAAATAGTGATAGCAGTAGCAATAGATTCGCTTGCTAGAAGGGTGCTAAGAGGTCCGCACGTGCCCAAGAGTGGGAAGCGAAGCGTATTCGCAGATATGGGGCTTCGCCCCATGCCCCTTGTTACCGGGGTCGGATATCACGATATGCCCCAGCGCTCCCGCGCAGACGGTCAAGGTAACGGAAGAAGGCGCCCCAGTCGCCACGGTCGATTTCCTCCTCGCGCGCTTTGCCGACAGCGCTAGATTCCAGAATTTCCGCGTTCGCTTTCGCTGCACGGGTGTTTTCCTCCTCGGTCTTGATCTGCTGATTGCGTAAGTCCTGGTCCTTCAGCCGGACGTTGTAATCGACCTGCCGGAGGTTACGGTCCGACCGTTTAAGGTCGGTGTCCATTTCCGTGTTTTCGGTTTCGACATTTAGGCGCTTGAGCGCCATAGCCGAGGCAATACCGCTGCCTTTCGGCGCAGCCGCCTGCGTCGGAGCGTTCGCACTCGCCGAGCTCGCGGCCGGCCCCGCTGCGCTCGAGCCGCGATTGACAGAGAGCATCGGATTAAGCCCGGCAGCTTTCAGGTCGTTCACCTCCCGTTGATGAGCACTAGCAGACATCCGCTCATTGAAGGCCCGGGCCTTTTCCGCTTCCGCTGCAGAGAAAGCGTTGCTGATCCCCAAGTTTTCCTGACCGCGACGCCATGCGGTATCCGCTGCGTCGGCGTCACGATCCAGTTGGCGCTCGCTTTGGAACAAGTCGACGCCCGCGCTAAAGATGGAGTCCAGTCCGAACATTAGAAATGATCCATCATGCCCGGCACGCCGTAAACCGGCATCGGGCGCGCGCAGTGCATTTTGAAATAACTATCGAAGATGAAATGCGGCTGCGACGGCACAGCGATACAACGATCGACCGGCGGATCCTCGACAATGAAGTCGTTGTCGAGCGTCGGCGCCACCGCGAAGTCCTGCGCCAAGTGCCAAGAATCCAGAGTCCCCGCGGCGTCGGAGCGAAGAAGCCCGGTAATTTGCGACGGCTTATAACGGTATTCCGCATACCGCTCCTGATAGCCGAAGACAACATCGTCTTCCGCCGGCGTGCCGCTTGCGAAAATTTCTTTTTGCAGCACGGCTTGTTCGCCGATGTGAGAAAGAGCCGGCCAGTAGAAGTCGTAGCGCGTGCTACGGCTCCACATGCGGTTTATCCCTTGCTGGTAAGTGAGATCGGCACGGACAGATACCAGCCCGATGATAATAACGTGCTCCGTGAAGCTTGCGGTAAAGCCGTGGTTTCCAAGAAGCGCTGTTCCAAACGCTGCCAGATTTCCTTGCGGAGTTGTCGCATCAGTGGACCCTGTTTGTGGGATTGGTGTAACCACCACAGGAGATGAGCCGCCTCCAAGATATTCAGGTCGCTGTAAACGCGCGTCCGGCGAAGTAACGCCGAAATGAGCGCGAATAATTTCCGTGTATCGAGTTCCTCCACGTGCATCCCTTTCGAGAATTTTCTGAATCTGAAAAGCCTGCCGCAGGCTATTGATCGTTGCCGCCGTAGCCTCATTCAGATCGGCGAACATTGGCGCGAGCGGATCGGCAAGCGCGTTGTTCGTCATTTGCAACCGCGAGCCCGACGTATCCATCCAGCGAGCAACGTCGCCCGAATCACGAATGCTCACATCCGCAGCATTGATCTGATTTGTTTTAATCGGCGCGGAAGTACCGAGAGGAATCGACACCGCATCGCCTTTTTGCGGCCACGGGAGCGAGCTCGTAAAGTAATCATGCCGCTTTCCGCGCCGCCGCAGGACGTAATCCGTGATCGTGTCCGGGCCGTCGTCAGTGTCGACGACTGGCGAGTCCTGCATGTTTTGATCGCGGAACCATTCCCGGTAGATCAGGTTGTAAGCCCGGAACGGCAGCGACGTGTGATCGATATTGTTCGCCGTTGCGACCGGAAGACCGAAGTAATCACCGAGCGATCCTGACGCGATGATGCTCGACGTCATTTGCGGAATCGTGAAATCGGTCGAATCGTCCGGGTCGGTTTGCTCCCCGTTGAATTTCTGCCAGTTATCCCAGATCAGCCGGATGGGCACCGCGAAGAAGTGCGTGTCCATGTACATGTTGTCCATGATCGGGAAGATCGGCGTAGCCAGCCGCGCAAAACCCGTCATGTTCACCTTGAAGGTATCCCCGGGAAGTCCTTCATCAAGCAGGATCGGAATCAGGTAACCCGCGTCGAAGGTAGTTTTGTAGCCATGGCTCCGGTCGAAAGTAGAGCGTGGAATCTCCGCGCGCGGCACCTGCGCGAAGTTGTGTTTCATGACGGACGGGTTACTGTGGTTGCGCGTGTTGAACACTGAGGAGGCTCCCTTGGGTTTGGTCGAAAAGTTGCGGTTGTTTTAATGCCATCGCTTCCGCGACGTGGATCGGCGCTGCATGCGGCGTGATCAGGCCCGTGTTGTCGTCGAAGGTGCCGATCAGCCACAGCGAATAATCCTCCGGGTGCTTTGCGATCGGATGCGTCGGATCGTTGACCGCGCCCTTGAAGGCGCGGATTGCCACGTCGACGTGAGCTTGGAAGAACGGTGTAGCGTAAGCGCGCGCCTTTTTGTCGAGCGCGGCACAGATGACAGTAATCATTCGATCCCTCGTTTAAGCATTTTTGATTGGGCGAGCTTGACGGTCTCACGGACCCGCAGCCTCGCGGTTGTGTTGTCGTGCGCACGTGCAGCCGCTTTTTCAAGGCGGCGTTGCTTGATCGCTTCGCGGGCAACTGGATCCTCGAGCTCCAGCAGCCGGTCATAGAATTTTGGCGGTTTCATTTCTCGCCCGCGGACGACCACGCTGTCGCTCGGGTACACGTCTCCTTTCCATTTTTTGAACCAGTTTCCGGCGATCCCGCCGTCTTTGAGGCTCATGGTTGTGTATTCAGGAAGCCGGTCCACGATCTCGCCTGTTTCAAGGTCGATATTTTGGTAGTGCTCTTTCGCCGGTTTCCCGTTGATCTTTTTTACGCAATACCGCGCTACGTAGGCCGCAGACTCAAACGTGACGGCCGCCGTCGTGCTGAAACCGGCCGGCCACAGCCGGGACAGAATCTCGGAGGTGTAAATGCCTTCTCCTCCGGCAGAATTTTTAAAGTGTTCCTTATCAGGGAAGTCAAGTCCGAACAGCAGCGCGTGATAGTGAGGACGCTCGAGCTGCTCGCCGTACTCTCCACAATGAAAATATTTGATCGCGCGCCCCGTGAATTTTTTTCGTAGACGTTT